CTGGATGCCGCGGGCACTGGTGCTGTCGGCAACCATGAACCACGGGCAAGCGTCGTCGCCGGCAAGGGCGTTCAGAACAGGGCTCTGGACTATCTGCAGAGGATAGTTGTAGAGCGGGTTGATGTCGTTGTTCGCGCTGCCGGTGACCTGCGTGGAGTGCAGGATGACGGAGAGGTCAAACTCATAGCCAACGGGGACGATGATGGTCCTCGGGGTGATGTAGATAGCCTCACCAAACTGGTCGGTCTGACGCTGCATTTTGAGAATCATGGACTGGATCGCCGCCTGGGTGGGCTTAGAACCGGTCGCCATGACGTTGTTGTGGTTCTCGTGGAACAGCGAGACGCCGTCGAAGATGGCGCTATTGTCGAAGAGCAGCTTGTAGACCTGCTTGTCGATGGTCTTCTTCGCGGCAGTGGCGTAGAGACCGGGGACCTCGGTCAGGAAGCCGATGTCATCGTTGATGAACGCCTGACGAGTCATCGAGAAGCTCTTGCCGTAGGTGTTGAGCTTACGGGTCGGCAGGACCTCGGTGCGCGGTGCATCGGGTTTAATCTCGCCGTTCTCGGGAACAAGCAGGAAATCACCGACGCCTCCGATGACATACTCATGGTCTGCAGTCTCCTTGAAGTCCTTGAGGCTGCCCTTGGTGGTGAACGCCTGGAAGGTCGTGGGCACCGCGTTATACAGTTCGACTATGCTCTTTTGGATAGTCTGGTCAAGGATTGCGGGAAACGCAGAGGTCGGATTGTAGAACTGGCGGCTCAGCTCAGAATAGAGATGGTCGGGAGTCATACGAAGCAGCTCATTGGTGCTGCGACCCTCGCGGCTCATGCACTCGATGCCGATGTCACGCAGGGACATGGACGACAGCTGTCTGACGTTGTCGGACGGCGTGCCGGTCAGGTGACCGCTGCGGAGGACGAGAGCGTCGGAGATGTCGCGGCGGAAATCGTCCTCACCGTCGCCGGTGACGTGGACGCTTGTGGTGACGGGCGCGTTGGTGGTGCGCAGGCGCTCAATAACGGCGGCACGGACGTTGTCGATGCTGGAGCCGTTGCTGATAAACTGCGCGGGGTCGATGTCGAATGTCCTGCACAGCTCGGTAATCTCCGAGATGCGAGAACGCTCCGCCTCTATTGCACGCTGCTGGGCATTGGAGTCGGCAGCAGGCTCGGCGGAGGGAGCTGCTGCGGACTGCTGGCGCTCTTCCTGGGCAAGCTGAGCATTGTAGTCGTCAATCTGGCGCTGAAGCGCGTCAAACTCGGACTGCTCACTCTCAGAAAGTGCGCGGGATGCGCTTCTGGCTGCGTCCACAATCGCCTGCTGGCGCTGTGTCGCAGCGAGGAGCATTTCGCGGATGTTCATGCTTTTTTACCTCCTAGTAGATTTTGGTTTATCTGAAGCTGGGCTTCGAAGACTTCGAGCGGGGCGAGCTGCGCCGGAGCATCAGCCTCGCGGCCAACGCCGACGGTGCCGTCTGCCGGTACGGAAACGATGCTTATCTCGTAAGGCCACCACTGCCTTGCGATGCTGCACGGTCCCGTGAAGCGTCCGTCCGATGAAGGCTTCCCTGCCTGGACTTCCTCAAGAGTATCAATGCAGTAGCCAACGGAAACGCCTTTCAGCGTTCCGCTGCGTACTTTCTGATAGATGACTTCCGACTGCTCGTCGGTGTCAAATTCGACCTCGGCGCAGCCGCGGTTATCCTCAATCCATGCGCGGGTAACCTTGCCGATTACCGCGTCACGGTTGTGGTTAAATAGCAGGCAGCCGATGTCGTTAAGGCGCGTGAGGTCGACCGCTTTCGGGTCGTGGTCTAGGATTTCGAGACCGAACCAGCGTTCATAGGGCTCTTCCGAAGAAAACGAAAGCGTGAACTTGCGTTCGTTCCCCTCACCCTCCATGCGGGTGAGGGTCGGTGCCGAAAAGGAGCGCTGCTCATTCCTCGGAGCTTTCGCTGTCGCCGTCGGCTTCGCCGCCGCTCGGGTTTGAGTCGGCTCCGCCGTCTCCATCGTCCTCACCATCATCAGACTCGGACTCCGGGTCGGGCTCAGGTCCCGGTTCGGGTTCAGGCTCGGGCTCGGGCTCGTCCTCATAAAGACCATCGGATTTCTTTTGTCCAAGGATTACACCTCCAAGATCTATCCCGTGCTTATCACGGGCGTATTCGAGCACTTCGCAAATGTCATCTATCTGCTTCCGCCAGTCGGCGCCGTTCTCGGCGGCGATTTCCTTGAAGGTCTTCTGCCCGCTCTGAAGCGCGGTTTTTGTCGCCTGCGTCTCTTTGCTGGGCTCGATCCAGGGCTTCGGCGGTTTGATGAACGTGTGTGCAAAGTATTTATCTTTGTCATTCCAAAAACGAGGGATGCGCAGCTTGCCGGCAAGGACGGCAGAGATGATGAACGTCTCGTAAATCTCATCCATGACGTCCGAGAGAAGCTCGTCCTCCTCCGCGTAGGTCATGCTGTCCTCAATAATCGCCTGCCGCGCGGATGAGTAGGTGGTCTCGCTCATGTCGCGGCTGGTCGCCTCGTAGGACAGCCCCTGTCCCGCTCCAATCATTCGCTGCTGGAGCTTGGTATAGCTGGCGGCGTCGGTCGCCTGCCCCTGCGGGTTGACAACCTGGACTTCGTCGCCGACGTTCATTTCCTTTATCATGCCGGGCGAGAGCGTCTTGCCGTCATAGGACTGCCGCGGACCGGAGGCGTCCGTGTTGGAACGTCCGAGACCGGCAGTCGGGATGCTGCGCTTGATGAAAACCGAGAGGCAAGCCTCGATGCGCTGCTTCACGCTCACGGCGACCATGAACTCATTGACATCGCGGATGCGCGTGATAGTCTGGCTCATGTCGCTCATCTCGCGGAGCTGCGACGGGCGCCGTTTAGAGAAGTAGAAAATTACATCCGAAGCTCGGATGTAAACTGGCTTCGACAGCGCAAAGCCGTCCACGGTATATTGGTTTATCCAATAGCCGACCGGAGCATTGAAGCGGTTGTATTCGATGCCGCCGACAACGCGGTTGCCCTCGTGCTTCGGGGTGACCTGCGAGCTGTCCAGCTCATCGACCTCGAACATCTGCAGCTTGAACGGCAGAATGCCACCCGAAGTGTAGCGCTTGACGAAGAGAACGCCGCCGTCCACCTTCTTGCGGCGGACTGCCATGCGGAGCATCTGATTCAGGCTCTGCGTGCCGGTGACATCGCAGTTCTGTTTCTTGCACCAGATTTTCCACAGTGCTTCGATTTCAGCGTTGAGGTCGGTGTCGGACGTTTCCGCCTGCAGCACAAGTCCTTTGCCGATGACGTTCCGGACAAACGGTCCAATGACGGAGTTCATCATGTCGGAGTTTCGCTCAAGGTCGCGAGCACGGGCGCGGACGGTGTCGCGGCTGTAACGGTCGGTGTATTCCGCACTCTGGTTGATTGCCGACCAGTTGGCGTTAAGACGTCCACTGTTGCCGGCATCATAGCTACGCTGTTCCTCCAGCACCTGCCGCCAGGCTTCGCGCTTCGCAGCGTGCTGCGGGGAGATCCAACCGATAAGGTTATCCAGCCAATTCATCCCGTCACCTCCCGTCAAAAACGGCGACATAGGTGTCCGAAAACAGGCTGCTGTCGCCCTCACTGGCGACCTGCGCCTGCAGGTCGTTCTGCATATCTCGCAGGAGGCTGAGGTCGGCGCGTGTCAGGGAGCGGGAACCGATTTTGTAACTCTGCCCGCCGACAAGCACGCTTTGTATTGCTTTGTTTACCTCCACCAACATCTCGGCGGCGGTATAACCGGTAGTGCTCATGCTATCTTCCTCCATCAGAGCCACGACCCGCCTGTCGTGCCAAGCCAATTGTCATCCTGGGCTTGTGCCGGAGCGGGCTGCGACTTAGGTTCTTCTTTTTTCGGCAGCTCGACCTCCTCCAGGTGGAAGCTGCGAGCGCCGAGCATATCCGCTGCACACATCGCGTAAACCTCGCAGTCGAGGTAGTGGTTATCGATGTGCGAACTCTTGACGTCCCACTTTTGGACTATGCGACCTCCGGCGGAACGAACGTTGACTTTGTGCTCCGAAGTGACTTGCTCCGCGTATTCCAAATCGCAGCCGCGGTAGACCATCCAGCTGCCGGAACCGTTTTCCTTCTTCATGCGTCCGGCAATCATGTCCTTGTATTTGCCGGTGTCTACCAGGACGAGCTTCATTCCGTAAGCGCGGCTGTCTACGCGGTTTACGGTGGAAAGTTTGTAATGCGCGGTCATCGCGTGCGATGAGCCCTTGCTCGGCAGCGCCCAATCGGAATTGGACGCGCAGAAATCGTAGACCGCATCGGTATTGTCACCGGAGTCAATCAGAGCAAGGTCAGGGACAAGCTGCGTGCCGTCCTCCTTGCTGTAGGCAAGGTTCATCATCCGCTCGACCTCCGCGAAGGAATGCGCTTGTCCGTGAGCGATGTTCTGCGAGGTAAGGTAATTTCCCCAGGCGCGGATTACCCAGTAAAGGCAATTTTCCTGAACGTCCACGCCGCCGGTGAGGACCTTTGCCCACTCCGGAACGACATATTCAGGCAGCTCCGTTTGCCGCTCCATTACGGTGTCGGCGTTGGTCTTGAGCTTCGTATCTTCCCAGGGCTCCGCAAGCCATGAGTTCGTGAAATTCTGAAAAGCCTCGGGGTCGTCTTTGCTCGTGAGGAATTCCTTTGCAACTTCGGAGAACCGGACAAATGGCGAATACAAGGTGTTCAGCCAAAATGCAACCTTCCGAGGGAACTTGGTCGTCTCGGAAACCGTCCGCCATTGTCCGAATCGGAGCATCTGAACCTTGTCGTGGTCGTTGATGATTCCGCCACACTCCTGGCAGACGTAAACGGCAAACTCCGCACGGTCGGCATAGGTCATGCCTTCCTCGTCAGGGAATTTGACCTGCGCCCACTTCAGTTCGATGTACTTCCCGCAATGCGGGCACGGAACGAAGTAGTGCCGAACCTGGTCGGCTTCCTCGAGCGCCTTCCAGATGTGCCCCGTCTTGAGGGTCGGGGTCGAGGTCATGAAAATCTTTCGGTTCCGAAAGGTCTTAGTTCGCTCTCTCGCCAAGGAGATAGGGTCTGCTTCTTTTTTGCTGGCGCCGGGGTACTTGTCAACCTCGTCCAGAAACAGAAACCGGATCGCCTTGCTCGCCAGCTTCGAGGGGGAATTAGACCCGACGAGGTTCAGGTACATTCCATCAAACTGCAGCTCCAGCTTCGTGGATTCGGAATCGTGGAACCGTTCACGCAGCGGCGGCGATGCGTTAATCATCGGGCGAAAACGGTTAACAACTACACTCTCGGCAAGCTCGTCCGAAGGGTAAACAACCATCGAAGGCGATGGGTCTTGCTGGATTACCCAGCCGAGCATATTGAAAAGGGCTTCAGTGCCGCCAACCTGGGTTGGCTTCACGAAAACGATTTCCTCCGTTTCGTAGTTGCACAGCTCGTCCATGATGCCCACAAGGTAGGGCGTTTTCTCATTGCTCCAAGGTCCCGGCAATGCGGAACTCTTGGAATCGAGAATGCGGTACTTTGCCGCCCATTCCGAAACGGTAATGTCCTCCGGAGGACTGAGCGAGGCAAGTGCAGATTTCTGATAAGGCGTAACGACATATTTGCGGAAACGCTTGCGGCTACTTCTTGCCATTCTTCTCATCCTCGGTTACTCCGGCGACCACAAAGCTGCATAGCAGATTTCGAATCTCCTGCTGCAGGTCCTTTTCGATGCGGCGGGATTCGAGCGGCTCGACATAGTTGCTCACACGGTCAGTCACTCGTGCGGGGAGCGCCATCGCGAAGTTCTTGAACGCCACGAAGAATCGCTGATAGTCCAGCGTGACTTCATCGACCGAGATATATTTGCCCGCGGCAATCTCCGTCCGGATGCGGTGCAGCTCCGACTGGCTTTCCTTCAGGGCAACCTCTGCCATGAGCTTCTGCTCGCGGAGTTCCAGCTCTTTTTCGGAGCGGGTCTTGCCATAGGCTTTGTCCGAAAGGTACTTCACATAGTTCTGTATAGTCGGAATTAGGTCATACCTCCTGCCTTCGGCGGTCTCAGTCGTCGGCAGCACTCCCTCCTGGGTGAGCTGCTGGATTCGGCGGACCGTCACGCCAAAGAGCTTCGCAATTACTTCGACACGGCAGACGCCGCCGCCGGAAATGCTGCCATCGGCGGCAACGGACAGAGAACTTATCGGAAACTCGGGGGCTTTCGCTTTTGGCATACGCAACACCTTTCCTCCGAAAGCAGCCGCGCCGGAGGTCGCGGCTGCCCGGAGTATTTCAACTGGATTGTCCTCCTTGCCCCGGCACGGGTGCCGAAAGCGGAAAAGCCGTTGTCCTTCGAGGCGTGATCCAGGTTGAAACCAGACAAAAACGACAAGCTAACACGCTTTTCCAATGAGGATTGCCCGCCGAAGCGGGCTGGGTGGTAACGAAAGCAGGGCAAAATCTCATTTCAGGCGCAAAAAAATCGGGCCTTCCTCGCCCCGCAAAAAGAAATAGCCGCGGTAGTACCTACGACATTGCGGGGAGACCCCGCCTTTGATTTTGGGGTAAAGCAAAACCGCACTCCGAATGTCGGAGTGCGGTCTCGTCAGGAGGAAGAGAATTAGAAACAAGAGTGGAGCCCCTGCCCGGTTATCCACGTTAACAGAATAACACATCCAAAAGTCCTTTTAAGTCCTGATTTATTTTATCGTTGCAAAAAGATTCCGAACAGAAGGCAAAGCTCGGCTCTGCCTCCTGCTCGGACGTGCGCACGGGGAGGGCATCGGCTCTCCCCTCCCTGCCTGACTGTTATTCTGTTCGCTCAGCAATCGCAGGCGAGAGCCTGCCCTGCCTTTGCGGGGTGCTCTTTGCAAGCCCGCCGGGAGCAGGCATACCACAGCATGGAGCAGCTGCACAGGGCAACGCTCTGAGCGAGAGCTGCATTACATAAGCCTGGCAGCCCACGGTGCCCTCACAACAACAGGGAGCACGCACGGGCATGGATAAGGGCGGGTGCCTTGCCTGATAACCTCCTAAATAATCGCGACTTTTAACGCGAATTAACGGCGGGAATATTTGCTGTTAATCTCGCAGCTGAAAATATATCGCAATTATCTACTGCCACTTTTTATGGGGGCTTTTCCGCTGCGCTTCCCCGGAACGGAAAACGGGAGCAGAAAAATCCAGCCCGAATCTCCACGCCAGATATCCCACCATCAGCTACAAAATGCTTGAAAAACTTGTCTTTATCACTGGAGTACTCGATAAACTCGGACATCATCATTTATGTGTTCCTCCTTGATTTTTTCGCCTTACTCTGCTATCATCAAGGTGCCGGGGTAAGGCTCCCGGTCACCTGACTTCTGGGTGGGGTAGCGGCGTCTGTGGAAGGGGGTCGCTACTCTTTTTTATTTGCCCATGATTCGCTTCACGCTAGCTCTGAGTTCTTCGAGCGTTTCACACTTCTCTATGAGTTCAAGAATCGCTCTCAACAGAGCCTCCGTGACCTGCATTTCATCCATTCACCTCACTCCTTTCATAAGAGGTTGTTCACCTCTGCCTTACAAGTATATAATACACTAATCAGTGTTGTTTGTCAATAGTTAATTTGCATTTTTTCGTGGAATACGCAAAAAAGTTTTTGACAAGTGATACAAACTAGTGTATAGTAGCAGTGGAGGCGATAATATGGAGATTTCCGTTGCCGAAAAAATCCGGCTTATTTTGAAACGCCAGAACATGACGCTGGGAGACCTGGCTACTGCATCAGGTCAGACACGGCAAAACCTGTCAAATAAAATGACACGAGGCAACTTCTCAGAGAAAGACATTGAGCGCCTAGCCGTTGCACTCGGGTGCAAGGTTGAAATCAGGTTCATACTTCCAGACGGTAGCAAGCTATAACAAAAAGAGCGCAGGGGCTAGACCTCTGCGCTCTCTTTGTAAAATGGGATATCACTTATGGGCATTGTCGCCAACCCATGTATATTTGGCACCGTTCTTCCATGCCAGAATGGGGGCGCCTTTTTACACCCCGCGCTTCTGCCGGCGCAGCTGCTCAGCGTAGGCATCCAGCAGCTTGCGCACCTCCGCATGGGACAGGAGATTATCCAGTCCTCTGTTGTAGTGCTCGAAGCAAGGGCTGCGCGACAGGTGCACAACATCCATGATTCTGTTCCAGCTCATGCAGTCGATGTGGCGGTATTCCAAGATGTCCCGCTCCACAGAATCCGAAGGCAGATAGCTGAGCACCTCCATGATGTCCACAATGCTCTGCGTCTCCGCTGCAATCTGCTGTTCTATCTTGTCCTCAATGTCGCCAATTTTGTAAGTCAGCGACGCGGAACCATTGCTCACCCTACCCTTGCCGGAGGTCGGCACGCTGCCGAAGGCAGGTCTTGTGATGCCAGGGTTCTTCAGCTCCGCCCGCAGCTCCATAAGCCTGCGGTCGAGAGCCGCCCTTTTTTCCTTAGCTCTGAAATATCGGCTGAGATACCGCTTGAGCAATCGGCGGCACTCATCTGCCGGGCGGGTCGCTGTTGGCATTTGAACTCACCTCTGTCTTAGATTTCGCCAGAATCATGCAATAGGTGTGATTTCCAAGGGTTTTGAATCCGTGAAAGGTCTTCGTTTTGTCTCCGAAGACCTCGATTTCTACGCCACGCCTTTTCAACGTGGCAATCAGTCCGTTAATCGTGTTGACGATTACGCGATTTGGCTGGGTGGCGGCAAGTCTCAGAATGACCGCCTCCCTGCCGGAGTTGCCCGAAAGCATTTCTATTCAGCTCCGTTCTATGTAAGTTGAAAATTCATCACGAACCACCGTGTCTGGTCGGCTTCCCTCCGTGGTACCCGTTTTTGCGTTCGGAGTCGGGCTTGTAAGTGCCCGTACTCGAAGGCAACGCCAGGGCGTAACCCTCAGAGAGATAAGCAAGCAAGGCTTCCAAAGCGGAAGAGGCTTCCCGGAGAGAAGCATATCTTGCAAGCGTGACGGGGCGAGAATTGTTCGCAAAGATTGCGTCTACGAGAAAAGCATCGCTTTGCTCTAAAATGCGAATTCGCTCGATGAATTTCGAATTCACAAGCTCTGCGCGAGAACCATTCATGAAAAACATAGGCTAATTAATACCTCCTCCGTTTGAAGAATGACCGCCAGCCAGCACCGCCCAAATAAAAGATTCCATGCCCGACAGGGCAACCTCGTCGGAAGCGCCCATAGCCTTCATCGCAGAATAATACGTGTAGGAAAGCTCCGCAATCGCGCCGGTCTCTTTAATCAGCGTGTCTATCTTGTTTTTTGCATCGTCCATTTATCGATTGCCTCCTTGCAGTCTGCCGGAAAGGACACAACCAGTGCCGTGCCTCCGGCAGCGTTAATATCACTTATGGTTTGCGCCTGAATTTTGGTCGCGCGCCCCTGCTTGGGACGCTTGACCTCGAATCCGAAAAAATGCCCGTCGATGATGGCGCAGACATCGGGAATCCCCTGCCGAGTGTAAGGCCCGGCAGCTGCTTTCCACACGAAAGCACTCGGATAGGTGGTTTTCAGCCACTTGATTATTTTTGCCTGGTAATATCCCTCTTTGTGGGGGTCGGTCCTCGCAGATTCCATCGCTTACGCCTCCGAAAGCGGCGGCGCGTCCATGAATCTGACCGTGTCCATATCCGCATAAGCGCCAGCGCTCTCCGGCTCGGGGTCGGCGTGAAGAAAAGCCTCCGAGTTATCCGAAGAATCCTCCATCATGTGGCTTGCCATCATGTCGGCGGAATGGAGCGCCCAGATTGAGGGGTAAAGCTCGATTGCGTTGTTGAGCGTGAGAGCGTCATCCGTGCCGGCATAGCCCATATGATGCCAAATGGCATACATTTCGCGGTTTGTCAAATTCATGTACTGCTTGATTATCATAACGCTCTTGTCGCCATGTCCAAGCGGCATCCGGTCGCGCACGGTGAAATAGGGAACCTTTTCCCACTTGCCCGTTTGCTCGTTTTTGGCGTTTCGGAGGGACGTGCTGTAAAAATACGTTTTACAGATATCATGCAGCAGCGCCATGATGATGACGCTCTCGTCCGGCAGCGTGTCCACTGCCGTGCCGGCGACCGTATACTCCCACTCGCCGTTAGGCAGGCGCTTGAGAATGCTCCGAAGGGCATCCAGCACGTTAAGGCTGTGCTGGAGAAGCCCGCCCTCACACGACAGGTGGTATTTCGTCGATGCCGGCGCCTTGTAAAAATCGCTCTTGCGGATGTACTCCATGAGCTTGTCCGCACCCTCGCGGGTGACGTTCGCCATCTCGGCTTCAAATCGGGCTATGTTTTTCTCAATGTTCATAACTTCCTCCTCTTCGATTAAAAATTGACTGGGATTTTTCAGGCGTCATACCCGAACCTCAAAATCCTCAATGAGCTTTTCCCCATCAACAACTAGTGATTCTACATGAAAAGCAACCTCCGCAAATTGCTCATCGCCAATTTGCAAAAGATAGCACGTATCTACGCCCGCTTGCTTAAATATGAAATTATCAACGGACTTGTGCAAATAACACGCATTGTACGGAGCAATTTCAATATTGGCATGTTCACAGTGGAGAGTATCGCTGCCTTTTGGCTCACGGGCTGAACAAGCATCAAAGTCTTCCAAAACAGCATATTTGCAAGCTCCAACGCAATGATTGATTTTGCATTTCAGAGGGTAATACCTCATTTTGACCTCCGTCATTTTGTCACCTCCTCCGGCAGCGGCGGAATCGGCATCCAATAGTCTACTGTTATGTCAAATTCACTCTCAAATTGCCAATGAGGCTTAGAATCAAACGCAAAAATAGGTCAAGACCAAGAAAAAAGGCCTGATGGGCTGTGCGAGATGATGATATGCCACCAGATAGTTCTTTTCTTCTTCTGGCGGCTCGCTGGCGGGACGCCAGAGGTCCGAAGTGGGCATTATCTTGTTATCCATGAGCATCCTCCTGATTTTCCGGCGGCAATCTCCGAAGGTAGACGTTGTAGTCCTTGTCAATCCACGCGCCGGTTTTGATTTTTGAGCTCCGCCCCGGCGGGCACCAGAATCGACCTATAATGTCGTTGTAAACCCACCGAGTAGAGCCGTTGCCGACTATGCGGCAGTGCCGCTGCCAATACGGGTTATAAATTTCCCGCTCGATTTTGAAATAGACCTCGTCGACCGCGTTGACAAAACCGTCAAAGTCCAGCCGCCGCACCAGAGCGGAACGCGCCCGCATATATGGGCTGCCGCCCTGAAGAGCTTCGCGGCAGATCCGCGCCGAGCCATCCTTCAGAAGGCGCGCGCCTTCGGCGTCACCCTCCGCCAGCGGCAGGCGCTCAACCAGAAGCCGGACGGACGCAGCAAAGAACCAGTCGGCATATCCGATGACTTCATTCTCCAACTTGACATACGCGGCTGCGTATTTTGTCCGAAGCTCATCGAACGGTACCTTCTCACGGTTCGACTTGAGCTTTTTGAAGGCTTTCACGAAATCCTCGTATGATTTTTCTGGCAGCGGCATGGTGAAAGCCTCCTTTTTTAGATTAGGTGTAACCGCTGAAATTCCGCTTTTTCCTAGGTTTTTCAATGCTTTCAGCGATTTGAGGGAGGTTACACCTAAACGGTTACACCTAAAATTTAAGCATATATTTTTTACATACGCCTATAAGTTCGTTAAAGTTGCGCAAATTTGCACCGATTCCCCCGTAAGCATATATATATATATATATTTAGGTGTAACCTATATATAATATATAAGGGGAAACCGTTGATAACTCTAGCTTTTTTGAGGT